TACCAAGAAAAGCAGTCAGCAAAAAAACGCGAACTAAAAGAAAACGCACTTAACGAAAACGAAAAACTCCGCGAACAAATCGCTGAACTGCAAAACCAATCAGAAACTACTCCCCCAGACTAAAATACCCTCCAATCCGTCAAGGGCGCAGAGCGAAGCGTCCCTTTACGGCTAAAAACTTACACGCTCTCCAGCAGCTCCGGGCACAACGGCCCGGAACTGCCCAGCGGCGAGCGCTCTTAAAAAAAGGCCGCACAGGCCACTAAAAATCAGGGGGTTGACAGACCCCCACCAAAAACACTACCTTTCCAAGGCGGAACCAACTTGATCTATTCCGCCATACTCGAACTCACCAGTTCGTAAAAACCAACAAAACTCCGTAGGAAAAAAACTATGCAACGCAAAAGAGCAGGCAAACCCGGCAAGTCATTCGCGCGAACCTCACGACACCATAAAAAGAACCGACCACGAACCATCCAAAGAGGTGGCACCTACCTCTAAAACTTCCTGTTTTACCCTGACGAGGGAATCTTTTTCATATGACATGCTTCAGACCAAGGCCCGCATGGCGGGCCACAGAGCCAAACCAAAACGGCAAATACCCAATAACGTTCAGTAAAAGAACATCACAACTGGAACACGACTTCCTAATACCATGCGGAAAATGCACAGGATGCGCAGCAGACAGAAGGATGGAATGGGGGATTCGTATGTACCACGAATCCATTACCTCCAAACGCTCCGCATTCATAACACTAACCTATGCAGACGAATATATGCCCGAAAACGGGCAATTATCCAAAACAGACGCCCAACTCTTCTTAGCTAGACTGAGAAAGAAAATAGGCCCAATCAGATACTACTTAACAGGAGAATACGGCGATAAAACAAAGAGACCTCACTACCATGCGATCGTATTTAACGAAGACTTTCGTGACGATAGCTATAGGTTCTCAAACAGCCTGTATGGCTCCTACACCCTGGACCAACTATGGGGTAAGGGCATGGCAACAGCAGGCAACGTTAACCTTGCCTCAGCCTTCTACACAGCCGGCTACGCAGGCAAAAAAATCAACGACCCTGATACTTTCAATATCATGTCCAGAAAACCACCAATCGGCTACCAATGGGCCCAAGACAACATCGAAACTATCAATCGAATGGGAAGAACAGTAATTCAGGGAACTGAATACCCCATTCCAAAAACATATTACAAATGGCATCATCCAAGCCAGTTCAGACCGGACCCCCTGGACATCTCAGAATCTCAGGGAAACCGGCAAGGACACGTAAAAGAGTTCACATCAGAAGAACTACGACAAAAAGAACGCCACTTCAAAGCAGGCGAACAACTCAAACAGGAAAAAGAAAAGATATGACCCAAAAGTATATAATCCAACTCGTAAACGCCGAAAACGGCGCACGATCTCCAGAAATGTCAGTAACTCACGAAGAATTCATACACGCGCTTTCAATCATGCGCGCCAACGAAACCACCCGAGATGAAGACTACGTACTCATCGCAGCAATGATGGATACAGAAAATCAGGAACTTGAGTTCCTCCAGACACCACTAATCCAAGTAGGGCACCTACTCAACTCACTCCAAGAAATGGAAGAAATATCACATGGCTGAAAAAATAGTACAGCAACCGGCTACGGTTACTACGCAAGAACACCTCACAAACCTCCCCTCAGCAGACGTCGAACGTTCTACTTTCGACCGATCTCACGGATACAAAACTACCTTCGACGCCGGAAAGCTCGTTCCTATCTATGTCGACGAAGTACTACCAGGCGATACTTTCAATATGAACGCTACGCTGTTCACCCGACTCGCCACACCACTAAAACCGATAATGGACAACATCAGCCTAGACATACATTTCTTCTTCGTCCCCACACGCCAAGTATGGGACCAATTCGAACTCTTCATGGGAGAGAGAAAAGACCCCGACGATGACCCCACAACCATCGGCGTACCCCAAGCATCGCTAGATCTTGAACAAATAGACGGCTTCTTAGCCGACTACATGGGCCTCCCAGTAAACGACCCCCAAGGCCCACCCGTGACCGTACTCGTAAACGCACTACCCTTCAGGTGCTACCACCAGATCTTCAATGACTGGTACAGAGATCAGAACTACGAAGCTGAGATCGGAATCACCAAAGACGGGTCCACCGTCGATTGGACCACAGCACCCCTCCGAGACCGGCACAAACGCAGAGACTACTTTACAACCGCTCTGCCCTGGCCCCAAAAAGGAGACCCAGTCTTCCTCCCCCTGGGCACAGAAGCACCAGTAAAAGGCCTAGGCCTCTCAACCGGAAACTACCCGCGCCAGGGCGTACCCGTGCGCGAATCAGGCACCAACGACGAAACCTATCCTTTCTCATTCCAAGCCGACATGTCAGGCGATGAAGAAAACGGACTGTTCGTCCAAGGAACATCCGGATCAGATGGATACCCAAACATCATCGCAGACTTAACCGAAGCGCTTGCCGCTTCAGTCAACGACATCAGAACATCCTTCCAAATCCAGCGAATGCTGGAACGTGACGCAAGAGGCGGAACACGATATATAGAAATCGTGCTCTCGCACTTTGCCGTCCAGTCGGATGACCAACGCCTGCAACGACCAGAGTACCTGGGCGGATCATCAGGCAAAATCACCATAAACCCAGTAGCATCTACCGTAGCAGACAACGACGCACCGCAAGCAAACCTTGCAGCCGTAGGCACAGGCGTCACAAAAGGTGGCTTCACGCAATCCTTTTCAGAACACGGATATGTCATCGGAATAGCGTCTGCTCGAGCAGACCTTACCTATCAAAACGGCATCGAACGTATGTGGAGCCGAAACACCCGATATGACTTCTACTGGCCAACACTCGCCCACTTAGGCGAACAGGAAATCAAAAACCGCGAATTATTCGCAGCAGGCTCAGCAGCCGATGACGAAACTTGGGGATACCAAGAACGCTACGCGGAATACCGCTACAAGCCAGGACGCATCACAGGCAAAATGCGCTCCACCACAACCGAAAGCTTAGACGTCTGGCACTTAGCCCAAGACTTCGACGCTCTACCCCCGCTGAACGCAGAATTCATGCGGGAAAACCCACCCATAGACCGCGTTATAGCAGTCCCCTCAGAACCTCAATTCATTATGGATGGATGGTTCAATCTTAAATGCACCCGACCCATGCCTGTGTACTCTGTACCAGGCCTCATCGATCATTTCTAATGCTCGATTACAAAACATGGGCAAAAGCCTTCATCGTAGCGCTACTAATCACGGGGTATAAACTATGGGCCTCCTAGACATAGCAACAGCCCCCTTTAGGGCAGTCGAAAACGTATACGACACAGTATCTGGCGCGAAGGGCGCCAGAGCTGCTGCCGACAAACAAACAAAATTCCAAGAACGGATGTCAGACACAGCCTATCAACGGGCTGCGAAAGACTTAGAAAAAGCCGGACTTAACAGAATCTTAGCCCTAGGCTCACCAGCATCAACACCGGCAGGGGCCGCGGCCCCCGTCCCAAACATGATCAGCGACATAGCAGGAGCAGCATCAACAGCATCAGGCATAGCCACACAGAAATCACAACGCTCACTTATGAGCAATCAGGGAACTCAGGCAGTAGCTTCAGCGAAAGCCGCAAACGCCAAAGCAAACCTAGACTCACAAAACGCGCGAATCAGAAAAACATTCGCAGACGCAATCAAAACACCAGAAGAACTCACAACTCTAATGGACAAAATGAAATCCGATGCAACCGGAAAACTAAGCTCAACCTGGGGATCAGCCAAGGAGCTAGACACACAATTGCAAGGATTCCTAAACAAAGTCGAAAAAAGAGGAGCAAAGCAGACAGAGGACCTCTGGAACCGCTTTCTAAACTATATGCACCCCAACGCAATCGGAGAACTTGAAGAATGACACCAAATATCAGAAAACCATTGTCCCGAGAACGACTCATCACAGTAATCACCGGAGACTCAATGGTAAACGCAGGATTCGGCAACGAAACTGACGTCAACCACATCGTAGAACGATTCACTAGGACCGGGTACATGCCCGACACTTCAGAAATGGCCCAATACGCGGACGTTACGGAGCTCCAGCGCGACTTCACGGACCTAATCGAAGAATCACGGGCCATCCAAGACAAATTCAACG